CATATTTTCCCCCATTATCCGTTTCTTTTCTTCTGGGGTATATTTTGGTTTAGTCATAATTAGTTCTAACTCCAAAGTGTATAGTTATTTATAATACTTTGGAGTTAGAAAAGGTCATCGATTTCCATTTTTATACTGAACTGCATCTTTCATACTATTATAAGCTGAATTATTTCCAGAAAGAACTCCATCATCAATTGTCATAACTTCATCATATCCAGTTCTTTCAATAATTTTAGATTTAATTTCTAATTGTTTTTTTTCTTTTTGAATCCTTCTTAAAAAAGCATAATGAATGATTTGAGTAAAATACGCAAATGGATTTTGAGATCTTTCTGGATTAAAATTATGAATATATTGAATACAATTTTCAATTCCATCAGAGCACATATCTTCACGGAACATATAATTCATAAAGTTAGGTTTATATGATAAGTGTGTAGCAATTTTTAAAAAACATTCTCCCAAGTAATTTGGAATACGTGGCTTTCCTTCCCATTTTTTACCCTTAATTGGATATTCCCCATATTTTTCAAAGTACTTTAGTTCCGCTTGTTCCACTTTAGATCGATAAACAATAAGAGCTTCCAAAAGTTCTTTATTGTTTACATAGTGCTCAGATTTCTTTTTAGGCATATAATTATTGTTTTTATAAGATATGTTAATTATAGCACACTTTAAAGACTTGACAAACTATCAGAATCTATGTATAATAGGTTTGTCGCCGTTGAAGGCTAATATTAATACTATACAGTATTCTTAAAGATACTCTCCAACTTCTTTCTTGCTTCATTTACCGAAGATATGTAACCTAATGTTGATGAAGGATTTACTTGACCATATGGTTTATATATTTCTGTAATATCTGAACTTATATAATATTGGTATAATTGAATTAATTTAATATCCTTAGTTTCAGTCATAGTTATTACTTTATCAAATCTGATAAAAAATAAATCATCATTAGTTAATTCCATCCAAGGATTGACTTTTACATAAGAACTTCCACTAGGTGACATTATAGAAGTTATAGTAACTGGATTTTGTAGTATAATAATAGGATCATTATTATTATTATCTACCATAATTAATGACAATATTTCTTCACCAGAAACTAATTTTAAAATGCAATAGAACTCTTCTTCCATTAATTTTTCATCGGTATGTTGACAATATCATAATTAAAGTTTTCTTCTGAATAAATCTTAATTCTTTCTATTAAATGATTAAGGGTGTAGTTTTTTCTTGATTTATAACTAATATCATCTGCTATATCATATAAGGTTGCTTTTGTTTTAGTATTACTTTTTCTTAAAACTCTACCAATCGATTGTAAATTTCTAATTCTAGATTTACTAGGAGAAGAAAAAATTACATTATGAAGATTTTTGATATTTATTCCAGTAGAAAAAGTTCCGTAAGAAGCAACTATAATCGCATTATTTTCTTTTTCAGTTATTTCTCTAACTTGCTCTCGGTCTTGAGTGCTAACTCCACCATGAACAAAGAATACTTGGCGATTATCAATCTTGTTGTTATTTATAAGTTCATAAAGAGGTTGTCCATGAGTCTCAACACGACTAAAAAGAATGAGCGTATTTCCCTTTAAGTCAAGGGCAAGATTTTTTATAAAATTATTTCTTTTTTGGTGATTAATAATGTACTGTATTTCATCTTCATATACTTCAAATCTTTGTGGAGGGTGTTTTAATAATAAAACTTTAATATCCAATTTGGCAAGATGACCTTTTTGCATTAGTTCATCAGTCTTAATAATCTTATATGATGGACCAAATAAACCTTCTAAAACCCATTTATTAACTTCAATACCATCAAGTGTTCCGGTAAATCCAAACCTATATTTGGCATCACAAAGTTTAGTCATTATTGAAACAATACTCTTAGCCTTTGCCGTATGACACTCATCAACTATTACGCAATTAAATTTCTCAAAGTATTTTTTTGGCATCTTATAAAGTGCCTGCCATGTTGAAATATAAACTTCTTTATCATCTTCTTTCTCTCTTCCAGAATAAATCATATGGCAGTGTTCTTCTGCATTCCAACCATAATCAACAAAATCTTTATAAAGTTGAGAGACCAAAGATGTTGTAGGAACAATAATTAAAATGTTATTTTCTTTTTCCGTATAATATCGGACAAGAGAATATATCATTAAAGATTTTCCAGAAGCAGTTGGTGAAACAATTACTTTTCTATTATGATAAAGTGCCTCATAAATTCCTTTATTTTGATAATCTCTTGGAGTATGTTTTGAAATTGATGTCACATAATCCTTAACTCCTTCTGGAGAAATATTTTCATTTATTTCAAAAGGAAGACCATAGAATTTATTATCTTTAAATTCATAAGTATGATTATAATCTTTACAATATTGAATTATTTTATCTAAAAGACCAACATATATTTCTCTTGTATTTACATTAAACAAATAAATTTTTCCATCCCACCATTTATTTTTATAAGATGGTGAAAATTTTGCATTAGGAACTTCAAATTGAAATGAGTCTTTCAATTCGTAGTAAATATGAGGTTCTGCTTCAATTATCAAATATACTTCGTTCTTTTTTGAAATTATCAAATGAGACATTCATAATGTATCAGTTGTAGGTATTTATTCGGTTAGTTATATCCTGCAGTAAATTTCATAAATTCTATACTATTCTTAATTTGATAACTTCTATTCGAAATCATTTTTATCACCTCTTCAATAAATTTAAGAATAATATCATAGTATCTAATTTTTAAATCAAGTTTGCTTAATCTTTCATCTGCGTCCATGTGCCTCTGTATGGCGTCCTTTTCCCTTACCTTATACGGAAATGGTTCTTCTATGTAGACCTCTGCTGGTGCCTTCCCTGTGTAGTAGTTATAGCGTTCTAATCTAACTTTGTTGTATGTTTCCCTTGCTCTTTCTCGAAGAATTGTAATTGTATTGTAGATTGTATAATACTTAGAATGAAGTTGAGATATTTTTAATGATTCCTCATGTAAGTTATCAGGATCTATAATTGAATCTTTTTCCCACATTTTTTGTATTTCATCTAGACTTAAATTCATAACGGATTTCCATCAGCTCCTAAAATATTATATACAGTATACTTAAAAGTTACGTCTGCTGTAAAATACTGAACATCTGATTGTGTGGCATCAAAATTTAAAGAAGTTAATGATATTGGAAATAAATCTTTAAATTTAATTATTGCATTTGTATTAAAATTACTATTCAAGATATAAAGACTTCCATCACTAAATGCTCTTTTTTCATCAGTTTCTCCGGGGATTGAGATTAAGTCATCATATTGTTGAGTTGATTCTGGAAATCCAAGACCAGTTAACCAATTATGAATTGACATATAATTTTCCATATTTTCATCAACTAAAAATTTTAAAGATAAATCACCATACGAAAGTTTACCTCCTGGAATATCAAGATCTTTTAAGTAAGTTGGTTGAACAGCAAGAGATAACTGAATCTCTGGTATTTTTGCAGAGTTGCACATAAATGCAACTTTAGGAACTTTTGCTATGGTAAGTTTAAAACCAACTGGAGACAGGAAGTTTCTATTTTGAATTTGGCTAGTAAATGGATAAGACATTTTACTTAATATTTACTGGTTCTAGTTTAAATTTCACACCTGTTGTTTTTGCCGCTTTATTTAAATTATCTTGAGTTATTTTATCCATTGGAAATGCATTATTTGGACCAACTTTTGTTGGTTGCTTAGGATCAGGAGTAGTTTCATCCATTTCCTTTATAAATTGCTTGAATGATTTCATTTTTTAAGTATTTATAAATCAATGGGAATAAGCTCTAAAAATTATATATAATAATGAATATTAGATTGGAATGTTAATGAATTTAGTTGAATACTTAAAAGAAAATTGGGATAAATCTAATTTCATAAAAATATCACTTAATAAAAATATTAGAAAACAAATAGAAGATGAAACAAATTTTCTAAATGCTTATTATGATCCAATTCCATTAAGAACTAGAGCATATGTAATTGTCAATCAAATTGATGAAAATAAAATTCCAAGATGCAAATGTGGATGTGGGGAATTTTGTGGGATTGATCGAACATATAGTGAGAATGGATTTAGAATTTACTCAAATTCTAATTGTTCACGAAAGGATAAAACAGTTGATAAATTTACTCTTCAGAAATTAAATGATTATGAATGGATTTATGATAGACGTATTACTCAAAAAAAATCAATTGAAGAAATTGCAAAAGAATTAAATATTTCAACAATACCTGTGGTAAAGTATATTAAAATTCATAAACTACATGGATTAATTGATTCAAGAAGAAGAAATAGTAACAGTATACTTATATTGAGTAATAAAATAAAACTTGAAGAATTATATCAAACAGGATTAACTTGTTATGAAATTGGTGAAAAACTAGGAGTTAACAAATCGACAGTATCAAGATGGTTGAAAATTTATAATATAGAAACCCGAGAATCAAATTCTTACAAAAGAAAGATCAATAAAGTAAGTAAACAAGAAAACACTTTATGCGATTATGTAAAATCTGTCTATAGTGGGGATGTTATTCAATCAAATCGTTCTGTTCTAAATGGTAAAGAGTTAGATATTTACTTGCCAGAATATAAAATTGCAATAGAATATAATGGTCTTTATTTTCATCAATATAGACCAAATGAATCTAAAGAATCTTTAATCAAAGGAAAATCTTATCACTTGAATAAGACCATATTGTGTGAGAAACAGGGAATACAACTTCTTCAGTTTTATAGTGATGAGTGGTTATACAAACAAGATATTATTAAATCCGTCATATCAAGTAAATTAAATTTAAATAAAAAATATATGCAAGAAAATGTGAAAAAATTTTTGTAGATGTTTATCAAAAAAATCAGTTTCTAAATCAAAATCATATTCAAGGTGAAGATAAAAGTAAAATTAAAATTGGACTTGAATATGAAGATGAACTTGTTTGTGTTATGACTTTTTGTAAATCTAGATTTAATAAAAAATATGAATGGGAGCTTTCTAGATTTTCAAATAAGATTGGAATTAGTGTTGTTGGTGGATTTAGTCGTCTTCTTAGATGGTTTAAAACTGAATATGAAGGAAATATTGTATCTTATGCTGATAGAAGATATTCTAACGGAAATGTATATTATAAAAATGGATTCAACAATATTAGAGTTAATAGTCCTTCTTATTATTATGTTGATAAGAACTATAATAAAAGATATAATCGTATGATGTTTCAGAAAAAATTAATAGGAGCTTATAATTGTACAGAATATGAAAAAGCAAGAGAACTTGGATATAATAAAATATTTGATTGTGGAACAATTTGTTTTGGTCTCGAATAATCAATAAAAAAGAGGGGATTTCTCCCCTCCAAGATTAAAATAAGGTATAAATTAATTTTTACATTAAGTTGGCAACTTTAACTCTTCTGTAGTATACGTTAGAGTTAGTGTTAAGTGCTCCTTCTCCTACAGATGCACCGTCTGCAAAAGGATTAGCAACAATACCATAGCGAGTCTTAAATCCAATTTTTGGTTGGAAAGTGTTCTCACCAACGGCACGAACCATCTGTAGGGGCACATAAGGACAATAGAATAGTCCTGCATCATAAGGAGATGAACCCTTGTAACCAACAACATAGAATTGGTTAGGTGATACGTTTGCAGAATAAGGGTCAATATAAACCTTATACTTACCTTGAAGAACTCCGGCGAAAGTATTGCCAGTATCATCAACGTTCAAGTTTGCATTGAGTGCTGGGGTATAATCAAGAACTCCTGCCATGGCAAGTGCCGAAGCAACGTCTGCGGAGCAAAGAATCATATTACCCTTCCCTCTACGAGTTTGTTGAGCGATTGCGTTTGCATCGCGCTCGATTTGGAAGATAAGACCTTTAAACTTCTCAACTGACCAACGACCGTTGGAATCAACATCAAGGTCAAAAGTTCCTAAAGTTGCAGTATTTGACTGTGCGCCTGGCTTGGCAATTTTATAAACGGTACGAATAATTTCGCGGTTAATTTCAGCAAGAATCTCAGTTGAGAGAATGTTGGCAAGTTCAGCTTCTGCATTCAGACCGTGAATTGC